GAAGGTCCGGTTGCCGTCTGCGTCCGTGCGGATTTCGAAGGCGTTGTCGGGACCGCCGATCTCGGAGGTGCCCAGCTCGGCCTTGCGGTTCGCAATGTTCGCCGCAGCCACGTTCTGGCCTGCAGCCGCTACGCCTTGGAGGAAGTTGCCGCCGCTGCTGAACCCCTTGCTGATCTCCATGAGCGTCTGCGAGATATGCTCGCGGTCGAACATGTTGAGCCGCTTGCGCTTGATCGACGCCGGGGGCGTGGGGAGCGCTGGGGCCACTGCGGGCACTGGAGGCACCAAGGGAGCCTGCGGGGGAGCCATTACGGGCGATGGGGCCTGAGCGCCCCCCAAGGCCCCCAGCGGCGGCCTGTTGGCGAGCTTGGGGTCGAAGGGGGAGCCTGCAGGGCGGTTGGGGTGGAAGAGATTGCCGAACATAGGGTGTCCTAAAGGGCTGGGTAGATGACGGAGGCGAAGCCCCGATCTACGGGACCCAAGGCATGCGGACGGAGTTCCGCGACCTCGTCAGCCATCACACCGACCTGAGGGCCTGTGGGGAGGTTGAAGTCGTTGTCCGTGCGGTAGAAGTAGGTGTAGACGCCGAGGCCGTCTTCGAGCCTGCCGAGGAGCTTGGTGCCCTGCTTGAGGCGACGATCCGACTTCGAAGCAAACGCTGCTCCGATGCCTGCGGCTGCGCCGAGGACTTGGCCGAAGCCGCCACCACTTGTCTTGGCGGTGCTGGTGCCCGAGCTGGTGCCCGACTGGCCCCACGCGTTGCTGCCAACGATTGAGTTGTAGCGAGCGAGGAGGTCCATCTTGCGTTCGTCGTTTCCGGCCCACGCCTTGAAGGCCGCGTCCATCTCGCTTTGGCTGTCGGTTTGGCCCATCGCACCCATATCGAGCTGATGCCCGAGAGCGTCGTAGCCCATGCCGGTGCCGGTCTGCATCGCGTCGATGCCTTGGCCGGTGAGGTTGGAGTAGCCTTCGGCAGCGCGGCCATAAGCGTCGAGCTGGGTCGAACGGTCCTTTTGGGCACGGTCGAGGCCCGAGCTGTAGGCGTCATGCCGGATTTGAGCCGAGATGTCGCCGATGCGGTCGGCTGCGCCACGCTGGGCGATACCGGACGCAATGCCGGTGCGTGAGCTGTTAATGTTGCCCGAGCCAGCCGCTGCGCGGTCGATGCCGGGGATTTCGTTCTCGTAGAGGTTGCGGTTGATGTCGCGGGAGTTCGCGTCGATCATGCCGTCGACATAGGGGTTGTCGGCGTAGCGAGCTGCGGCTGCCATATTGGCCCCGGTCGCGTCTTCGCCCGCAAAGGACGTGAAGCGGTCGAGGTTCGACATGGCCTTGCCTGCGGCCCCGTTGGCCATGGTGCTGCCGATGGAGCTGATGTTCTGGCCGGTGCCCATGCCTTGGTTGGCGAAGCTGGACATGTTGGCCATGGTGGCCTTCTGCTCGTCCGACAGGCCTGCGTAGGTGTCACCCTGATAGTAGGGCGTGTCCTTGGCTGCGTTGTAGATGCTTGAGGCCGCGCCGAAGGTCTGATCGAGATACGGGCGCTGGAAGGAGCTGGGTCCCATATCCGTCTTTTCAGACGTCTTGGTGGTGGTGGAGGGGCCTCCGAAGAACTTACCCATGAGATTTCCTTATGTGGTGTAAATCTCTTGGGGGCCGTCGTGCGCCGTGTAGGCGAGGACTGGCTTGAAGCCGAAGAGCGTGAGGAACTTGAGGTGCTTGCGGTCACCGGGGGTGTGCAAAGCGCGAATTGGGCCGCCGTGGAGCGCTTGAAGCGTCTTCCAGTCGGCGGTGAGCTGACGAACCACACGGGGGGACCATGTGTAAACGTCGCAATGAATGAAGGTTTCGTCGAGGGTCGCCTGCTCCAGATACAGGGTGTATTCTGGGCGGCGCACGACCGGGACTTTAGGCTGAGGGTTCGGGGCGGGGACACCCATATTGATGTCCCCTTCCGAAGGTCAGTTACGCGGCAGGCGCGGTGCGGTTGCCACGGATCAGGTAGAAGACCGAGACGGCTGCAGTGACTGCCGAGGCAATCCCTGCGATCAGCTCAGGGCTGACGTAGGCCGGGAGGCCCACAAAGCCCGCAACGGCTGCGAGGACGGTGGTCAGCAAGGCCGCGATGGCCTTGACGTTGTCGTTGAATTGGTTCTGTTCGATGGTGTGTTCCTTAGGGTTCGAGGATGGCGAGCCGTGCATCGAGTTCCTGAAGGGCCTCGACGAGGCTGACGGTGATGAGGGCGATGCGATCCAGCTCCCGGTCGACGAACGCCGGGAGACTTTCGGGCTGAACGGGCCTGACGCCCTTGCGATACTTCTGGAGCTTGGCGTAGTCGATCATCGACGGCCTCGCAGGATGAGCAGGACGTCGAAGCCTGACATGATGAAGTCACCCTGCCCTCTCAGGCCCATGCGGTATCCGAGATACTTTCCGGCCTCGTTGATGTCGATCCGGCTTTCGGTCGAGGGGTCGAACGTGGTCTCAGCGGACCACAGGGGCTGGGCGTTGACGTTGTCCGTCGCACCGAACTGCCAGTAGATGTCCGCTGGGATGTCGGCTGACATCTGGGGCCAAATAGCCTGCAGATTGGTATACTGGGTCAGGTTCTTGCCCATACTGTCGAGGTCGATGCCGACCCGCTCCAGAAACGCTGGTTTCAGGGTCTCAGGATGCACCGGCATGGGCAGGCGGCCCCCGTTGATGAGGTCGAAGCCATACAGGCGCGAGGCCGTGAGGCCCTGAGAGGTGTCGATGCGACCGGCCATGATGACATGTCGGTCCTCGTCGCCCTCAGACGCCATCCACTGCCCGCCGATCTCGTCGAACGTGATGTCGGGGTCGGTGTTCCAGCTATCGCCAGAGATGAGCGCGGACTTGCAGCTCCCGACGACGTTCGGGACGTCGTAGAAGGTCCAAGCGCCGTTGGAGTAGTTGAAGACGGCCTGCCGATTGCAGCCGGTCGTCGCGTTCGGGAACCCGGTGAGCCGGTCGCCCGAGGGATAGCTGAAGCGTATCTCGGTCAGGCGGGCGTCGTGGGTCACAAAGCACAGGTGGGCCTTGGCGTAGTCGAGGGCGTCGAAGATGAACGACTTGACCTTGGTGTCCGCAATGGACCTCGGGGACGACGCGCCATCATGGACGTAAATGTCGTTCCGGTCGAAGACGTAGTGGAGGCCGCCGACTTGGACCACGCAGTTGGGGCTGATTACGCCCACTTCGTCGTAGAGCTTGCCGAAGTCATAGAGGGCGTTGCCCCCGACGTAGCTCATCCGCCAGACCGAGCCTGAGCAATAGATGATGAATGTGTCGCGGAGGGTCAGACCATCGACGATCTCGTGGTTCATCTCGTTGACGACGTTCTCGCCAGCCGAGGCTGTCGGTTCGCCGGGGTCCCAAGTTACCGGGGGGACGTTGAATGAAGCGAAGTCGCTCCACTTCACCATCGTCGGGTAGTAGGTGCCTGCTTTCGTAACGCCAAGCGCGATCAACTGATCTTTATAGGCCCGAAGGACCTTGCAGCGATCTCCTGCCGACCATGCTGGTAGGTTCAGGTAAGTGCTACCGCCATTGCTCTTATACAGAGGGACGTGGCTCTCGCGGTTGACGTAGGACAGGCCGCCGAGGAAGCAGCTCGTGATGGCGAAGTCCCCTGCCGACCCGACGTGGGCGGGTGGCGTGAGGTCTTCCCAGATAGCGCCGTTCAGGCGGGAAATCTTGGCATAGTTGTATGAGACGGAGACGATCTGATCGACGCCAGCCGAGCTGGGCGGGATCATCAAGAGGTGGCCGGGTTCGTAGGGGATGTCGATGATCCCACGGGCCACTGGGGCACGAGTGACGCGACCGTTGGCGAACCGGACGTTCACGCCAGCCGTAAAGGTCCCCACGTCCTCAAGGTCGGCGGGGTGAGTATCAGTGACGATCCCCGAAGAACCGAGGCGGCGAACGGGGAAAGTGGGCATGGATTATTCCGTGATGTGCGTGGGGGCCGCTGGGGCCTTTCCGCCGCGTGGGGCCGCAAGGGCCGTCAGGGCGAGAAAGGCGAGAGCGACGAACGTGCTGAAGGGGGCGCGGGCCAAGGATCAGACCTTCATGATGTAGTGGAGGGCGATGGACGCCTGAGTGACATCTACGGTCACCGCATGGGCATGGGCCGGGACGGCGTCAGCGACGAGTGCGTGGCTGTGGTCGCCTCCAGTCAGGCCGGTCGCGGCGTGGGTATGGCCGAGGCCGCCGCCGACTGAGCTGGTGGCCACCGGGTTCGTGCCGCCAGTTGCGTCACCATCCTCGATGTTCGCTCCGGTGCCCGAGTTGGCCCTGACGGTTACGTCATGGCTATGGGCCGGTATCTCGGCGATGGTGAGGACGTGGCTGTCGACAGTCCCGGTGTGGCCGTGAGCGCCGCTGACCGCTGTGGAGCCGATGTGGCTATGGGCACCGCCAGTGTCGGAGGTGACAGTCTTGCTGTCCTGCCCGAAGGTGGCCCCGGTGACGTGGGTGGCGTTGGCTCCGACCACGACCCTGCCGCGCAGATCGGGCACCGCGATGGTGCCGCTGCCGTCAGACTTTGGGACCGCCGCGTTGCCGTCGCAGATTGCGTAGCCGACAGGGCATAGGGCCGAGGAGCCATACCAGAGACTGATGAGGCCGACAGGGACCGCTTGGGCCAGGATGCCGTTGAGGACTTCGTCGGTGACGGTCACTGCAGCGTTGATGTTCGGGAAGGTGTTCTTGAGGCAGGCCTTGACCATGCGGATGTGGTCGTCGCCATTAGCGACCCGGTCGGGGCCTGCGGGGTTCGCGGCGTCGAGCTGGTGGATCAGGGTTGCGGTTTCGAGGGCCATTGAGGTCGTTTCTGCGATGAGGAGGGGTGAAGCACTCCCCAGCTCACGAAGCGTTAGGCCGCATGGTCCTTTGGACATTGGCAGAAGCTGTTCGGAGCTGGGGAGGCGGGACGGCCCCCTAAGGGAACGTCGCGGTGGTCCTCATCTGGGAGGACATCTGGAAACTGGGGGGAGCATATCGCGGGGCGCTGAGCGCTTGGAGCTGCCGGGGCAGCGGACGCCATCACCAGACCTTAAGGGACCTTACGGTTACCGATAGGAGGTGTTGGAGTTAGACCTTCAGAACCTTAAGGGACGTTAGGTTACTTTAAGTAACTAAAGGTCACTCTAGGGAGAAGATGCACACGAGGCGACTGTCGCCAAGATGCGAGGGATATGCTTACGTTGGCACTAATGGACCACTATCAATGAAATCAACGAGTTAAGGCCTTATGGGACCCTATGCCGATGGGACCCTAATCGAGGCAAATGGGACCCCCCTGTTCTTAACATAGATCAGTAAGTGCGGGATGGGACCCAAGGGCTGAACGGGCGAAATAATCGGGAAGGACCCAAAGGCAGAAACGGCAGGAAACCGCCAGTCAGCGTGAAGGTCCAAGCCTATGAATATTTGTTGCAGCGAACCCGTCGATCACGAGCCGATCAGAGGCGAAAACAGGGAGTAACATGCCCCTGCGCCGTAGGGGACCCAAGGACATCGGGCACATTCGACATTGATACATTGTCTAACGATCTCAACGCTGTGTCCGAGCTGAGCTGTGCGTGTAAACACTACGCTGCCCCCTGCCCTGCTGCCCCCCATGCATAGGGCTTAGCCTCGGCTCGACCCTCGCTCCTCACCCTCTAACACATTTGGCAAGTCCCCCACCGATCAGTCCCCCACCACGCCATGCGCCCCAGCTTTCCGCCATTGTCACTAGGTGTATCAGCTCGTGCCCCTCGATCTGGGGTGCAGTGGGGCTGGTCGGGCGGGCCGTGTTGTTGAGCTAACACACCGGAGGGACTATGGGACATTTGACCACATGTTGGGACATTACACCAACTGCCACTGTTGCCGAGGTGGGCGACCAGACCTTCAGGCCCGAGGAGTAGCGAGGAGTAGCGAGGAGTAGCGAGGAGTGCTTGGTGGGACGTGACGGCCAAGCGGTTGTCGACGACGACTGCCACGCCCCGAGCAGGGCATAGCGGACCATCAGCCCACCATCCAGCCCTCCGCTCGCTGCAGCGCTACGCTAACAGCCGCGCCATCAGCTCCCATCCGAGCTTGAGGGCCGCTCCGCACCCAACGGCCATGACGCCATAGAAGGCGAGCATGAAGATGGCTGGCGGGTCGCCATGGTCTGATCGGGTCATTGTCGTTGTCCTCATGTGTGCGTGTCTGGGCCAAGGGTAGCACATCGTCCTGACTGTTGCCTAATGGCCACATCGGGCGACTGTCTTCACCGTGCGAAAGAATGTGCATTGGGACTGTTGACAGGTGGCGTGGCGAGGTCCATTGAGGGTGGGTAGCCACCGCTTTGAGGACCAGCCAATGACCATCACCACCACCCGCGCCGACGCTGCCTTCGCCGCCCTCAACGTGGTGCAGGATGCCTACAATGCCCCCCACCGGGCTTGGGCTGACGCCCGCAAGGCCTTCCAGCGCTCGCAGTCCCAGCGCCGCTACGACATCCTCCTCGCAGCCCAAGCAGCTCTCGATGATGCAGCCAATGCGGTCGACGCAGCCCATGACGCCTGCGCGGATGCTCAGGTTGCCGACCTTGCTGAAGAGCGCGAGCTGGCTGCTGCTGCCGACCGCGCCGCCTCGCCTACCTTCACCTTCTGATC